TGATCACACTTGACTTAACTATGATCGATGATGTCATCGGACCTGATATCATCATGCATGTTGACCCCCCTCAACCTCAACCTCAACCTCAACCTCAACTTCAACTCGTTCACTACCCAAATCTTCGACTTCGTGAACATCAAACAGGAGTCGTCTATGACGCACTTCAAGATCGGAATTTTCTTCGACACTTCGTGTACCCCCTGGGTGATGGGCGCAGGGATGACGTACTACCTATCGAGCACTTCGATGACGTTTACCACACCCCCGGGGTGTACTTCATACGCATGCAACCACTTGAAGTCAACGGACAAATGTTCATAGTGCGTAGCTGCTTCGACACACTGGCGAGGCACCTCCCACGTGTTAACCGTTACACATTGATTGAGATGGGCGACCACGTGGCACTCCTCGCAGAGTGCACTACCTTCAAACAGGTACTCCTGGTCGCCAGACTAGTAAATCTCGACCTCTACCTAACCGACCTGGACATCCATACAATCCAGTATCCAGACCAACCCGCTGCATTTGACTACGACTTCTACAGACAGAGGGACAGCACCATCGGTATTTTGGAACACGCCGAGGATGTGGACGAGAAGTCCTACGAAATGGACATCATGCTAAAGTAGACTAGACTTTTGAATTTTTAAATTTACTAAGACTACTACTGATAAGATTTTTTAATTTACTAACACTACCTAAGAAGAGAACATCTTAATTAACACTTTTTTTAGATAGATAGATTTTTTAGGTGCCTCCTATGCGGAAAACAACAACTTAAACCCAAACCTAACACGCAGCCATTAAGTTTTTGGATCCTCCGGAGGCCCTGGCTTCGCAAGCTCGCCAGGGTTATCTCATAATATTGGATCACCGAACCCATTATAAGTTCATGCCACTGCCAGGAGGCGCCGCCCTTACCGGGCGGCTTACACACGTATAGCATGTAGCAACACACCAGTAGCATCGGGCCACACGAGAATAGCCGCGCAAGCGCGGCTAGTATATTTCGATGGGCGCGCGTAACTCTTAAAGATACTATAAATCACTTAGTTTTTATCACTTAGTTGAAGTCACTTAGTTGAAGTAAAAGATCACTTTTTTTCACATTAAAAATCACTTTTTAATTACAACAAGAAAAAATAAGATGTCCCAACAACAACAAGAAGTCACAAACAGTCAACCAACTATTGTTCAGGCACTCACTGAACAAGTAACAAAGGAAAAACGTTTCAGATTCCAGGGACAATGTGTCCTACTGACTTATGCAGCACACGTCGACATCAATGCCGAATTCGATAAATGGGACAAAGCCAAAGGAATGCAATGGGCAAGAGGAGTTCACGAAGTGGGTGCAACAGGTCACAACCACACTCACTTACTTATCGAATTCTGCCGCAAGATGGACACAATTAATCCAAGATACTTCGACATAAAAGAAGGGGATGTCGTTCACCATCCAAACATCAGAAAAGTCATCGGACTCAAACACAAGTTCAACACTTGGGTCTACCTTGAAAAACAAGGACAACCAATCGACAGAGGAATGGGACCCGTCGTCGGATCCGATCTGTATGACGCAACTTACGCCGCCAAAACTCTCAAGGACGCTATCAAGCTATGGGGCATTGAACCCAAATCTGTGGGCGACATTAAACTCATCAGAGATGATTGTCCACACGTCCCATCGCGTCCCCAAAAGTACAGTAATACCTGTTGGAATCTCGACAAGCAAGTCGATAGAGTACTCTATCTTTGGGGACCCACCGGTATTGGAAAAACACAATGGGCCCTATCACGATTCAACAATCCACTCTTGGTCAGACACATGGACCAACTCAGAGACTTGGGAGAACAACACGACGGTATCGTCTTCGACGATATGTCCTTCACGCACTACTCAAGAACTGCAGCAATTCACCTCGTGGACTGGGACGAAGACGCAGCCATCCACATCAGATATGTGGTCGGAAAAATCCCAGCAAACACGAGACGTATTTTCACGGGGAACCTCTCCTTCGAAGAAACATTTCCCCATGATCCAACAGGAGCAATACGACGACGAGTCGAAATCCTACACGTCCAACTCCCACTCTGGGTCGGAGAAGGAAGAGACCCAGACCCACAAGGCGCACAGGTGGAGGAAAACCCGGAAATACTGGAAAAGACAAGTCGCAAAAGAGCGCGAAATCAAGAAAGCTCTGGAGAACCTGGATGCGCTGGAGGCGGGGGAATCGTTCGAAGACGAATCGATGGTTCTCTAGACATCAGTGAACTCTACGATCAAGTAGAGGGGGATACTGATCCATTTGAAGAAGACGAAGAAGGGTTTAACCCTTTGGACTCAATCAGTGAATGCTAATTAATTAAGACTTGAAAATATTTTTGAAACAAAAACATAAAAGGAAAAATTTGCATTAACTGACATTTGAGAACCATTGATATTCAAACCATACTGGCTAGTTAAACCACACAAAGTAGTATTGTTAATAGAAGAAAAATTCTGATTTCCAATACCGCTTTTCCAAACACAAAAAACAGCAGGGTCAAGATTGCCAGTGCCAGACTCAATACAAGTCACACCGCTAAACAAATCAGTAGCGGACTGAGCAAATGCTATGATATTAAAACCAGGAGGCAAAAAATCAGTAATATACTGATATGAACTATTTGCAACATAGTAGTAAACAGTAATCCAATCACCATACACCTGAGTGCAATTAAGTGTCTGAGTAACAGCGAAGTTGCCATCAACCACAACGGTACCAGAACTTCCGTTTTGAGGAGCAATACTGTTAATGGCTAAACTACTAGCATCAAGAGCAACAGTATTAACAGCGCTAACAGCATTAAGAGTTTCACATGTGATGGAGTTAGAATCCATAGACAAATCAGCACCAACAGTAATGATGGTTTCAACTAAACCACCAAGCTGATTACACAACACAGTGGGAAAGATAGCTGTTTGACCAACAACATTGGGCTGAATACTAAGCGTAGCGCCTGGTGTTACAGTCGTAATAGTATCAACACTCAAAATACCACTAATGGCAGCATCAGGGGCACTAAAAGTTTCAGTAGCATAAAGTTCAGGAGCACCAACTGAACCAGTGGCCAAAATATTATAAGCACTCAACTGATTTAAAGTAAGTTGACCATCCTGCACGCAAGTCAACAACACCTGATCACCAGGAGATGGCTGACCAATAGTTAACTGCGGGACAATATTCGACAAAGAAGCACTATCAACAATTTCAGTTGCAATAGAAACAACATCAGAAGCAGTAGTAAGACTACTAGAAGAAACAACTCCATTTGTATTAGTGACAATAGGTCTAGAGTTAAAGCTGGTCGGTCCAAAAGAACCAGTTTGAATGGAAGACAAAGTTTGCAAACTACCATTCATTTTAATTAAAAATGATTAAATATTAGCAACAGCATAACCACTAAAAGAAGAAGCTAATTGAGTGACAAGAAGGGAATTGTTATTAATTCCAGAAACAAAAGCGCCAGCTGTGTAGGCATCAGTATTCTGCAAGCAAAATGAGACCCACGTGCCGCGAAGATTCGCAGTAGTAGCAACGTTCGTAGTACCACTAACCACCAAAGGATTGACAGCAATACAATTAGTATCAGTGGTAACGTTGTTAACAGTAACAACAGAAGCTGGAACGCAAGTATCAGGACCAGATAAACCAGAGCCAATAGCGGAAGTGTTCACAACAACAAGACAAGACCATGTTTCATTACTAAAACCAGCACTTTGAGTAGAAGAACCCAAAGGATAGGCAGTGCAATTCGCAGATGTTAACACGTTCGCATTAACAGTAGCACCATTTGCAACCAAATTCTGAGCCAAAGTAACCTGCCAACAACCAGAAGCGGAATCAGGCAAACGAATACGCACAAAAACAGTGGAGGGAAACCAGAATTGGCCGTAGTTGCTTGTAGTTTGGCTAGAAACTGCAGTTGCAGCAGTTCCTCCATAAATGGCAGAAACAGAACCAGCCAAGTAAGAGGACAAAGAAGTATTTGGCGTATACGTAACAGTTGGAGGAGTTCCAGTCTGAGAAACGGTAGATCCCAAAGGGATCCACGAACAGACATAATTCTCTATGCCAAGAGATTGACTTATAGTTCCCCCCAGGGGACCATTGACAGTTGTCGGAATTGCAGTCCAATTTACACCAGAATTGGCTGTAGAGGACAGAAGAAAAGAAGGCGAAAAATACAAAGGAACCTGGGTTGTCCCATAAGTTGACGGAAAGGGATTGGCAAGAATACCAAGGCCAAAGGGATTCATGTTGAAAAATTGAGGAGATGTTGAAACGGAACTATTCAAAATAAATCCAGGAATCGTATAATTAGATGTCCCAGAAACTTTCGGTTTCATCAAGCGAACACAATAATGAACCCACAACTGGCCAATATTAGCACCATTATTCACGCAACCATTGGAAGCTATTTGAAGAAGACCCATATTATAAGTCTTCACATCCTGACCAGTTGGTATTTGAGAGGAATTGTTAATATACAAAACCGGACCAAGACCATTCTTCCTTGGATCACACTCAACCCCTAACATAATATTGTTAGAGATTTTATCACTCAACGCATAAGCATAATTAAGCATTTGAGCAAGTGACCCAAACGGAGAATTTCCAGCGTTGTAATCACAGGCCATAGAACACGACCCAATCTGAGTCGCCGTTGTAGAAAGATCGCTAGTAAGCGTTCGATACTCGAAAATTAATTGTTCAAAATGATATTCTTCATAATTAGCGGCTATATTGGATAGCCACGGAAACAAAATATTGTTGCCTGGATTAATGCTGAAATCATTATTCACAAAGCCAGTAGATGAAAAAAAATCAGCAAAATACTCTTTATGACAAATCCGGAGTGAACCGGACTCATCAATAGAACTTGACAACGACGGTGGATTCACGCCGCCGCGCTTGCCAGCAAACAAACTATTATAACTAGTTGTGCTATATAAGCCATGGCCAGTAATACGAGGCTTACGGCGAGGAGCATGCTTTCTTTTATGCATTTTGAAATTTTTAAATAATGAAAAAAAATTTATTTTATTTACAAATGAATTCACAAAAGTGATCAGTAGCGACGTGTGTAACGACGACGACGCGTAGCACGACGACGCATTGGCACGGGTGCTACAATATAAGCACCGTGACCGTACACTAACGTAAACGATTCAAAACAGTTTTAGCCGCAAGAACGGCATTCATACCACCAATAAGATTGTGTTGAACACCGCGGGCAAAAGGAGATTTAGTAGGATGTTTTAAATAACGAGAACGATGACCAGAATCATAAGGCGTTTCGTCAGGAATATGAACAAGATCACGAGAAGAATGACCAAAGTCATCAAAAGTATCATGAGGAACATGATGCCATTCAGTATTACCATAATTGGAAGGAGGGCCACCAATTATAAATTTTCCAGTTTCATATAAATCATTAAACGTAGGTAAAATTTCAGAGGCAGTTTTGGCAACCATAGGTGCCACAGAAGGAGCATTGGAAACAATTTCACCAAGAACGTTACCAAGAGGGTAACCAGCAACAGTAGAAACATATTTTATGGTGTTTCCAATACCACGAGCACGTGCATTTTCGCCCATGCGATTATAGTGGTGAGCACGGGCCATTTGCAACATGTTTTGGGATTCGCGTTTATCGCGATCAAGGATTTGTTCAACAATACCAGAGGTCCCATGTCGAGACAAATATTCGGAATCAGATAAACGATACCGAGGAGCAAGTTTAGAAACAACATTAGACTTAGTTACAAAAGGTAAAGCATAAAAAACATTGCGTGAATTTATTTCACTAGTGGGAAGGTGGGACTCAGTTGCCTTCCCTTCTTTTTTAGCTTTTTTAGTCTTACCGGCTGTACGTCGCGACCTTACAGGGCGAGTACTAGTCCGCCTACGACGAGTTACGCGCCGTACGCCAGATGAATATCTTCGACGTCGCATAGGAGGCATTCTTAAATTATTAATAAATGAATAATTAAAGAATAAAGAATAGACCTGCGGTCTAATAAGGAGAAAGAGGGAAAACGTGAGGGACCTAAACTCCCTCACGCCGGCCTTAACATTAATCACTCCCTTAGTAAGAATATATATATATAGCAGCTGACGCCCCGCGGGGGTGGTCCAGGGTCAGGGACAGGGACCAACTGCCATAAGTATATTCTTACTTACGGGCGGCCGGCGTGAGGTGGGTCTAATCCAAGATTACACGTTTCCCTCTTTTTTCAGAATGGACTCTGTCCAAACCTGAGGAAGGATTGGCGCGCCAATCAATGTCGCGCCAATGGTAGGTATCGGAATGGTAAAGGATTTTACCATTCCTCTTTAGACTCTCGCGTCGTCCTCGCTCCAAGATCGCTCGTCCTAGCTCGAGTCGTCATTCGGAATGTTATTGAATTTCGCTTTTGCACGGTTTTTCTTTTTTTGGTTTCAAGGAGAGGTGGAAATGAACTTTTTTTGATTTCAAGGAGAGGTGGAAATGAACATAAAACATCTTAAAAAACATCTTAAATTTTCACTACCATCTTAAAAATAAGATGGTCACATCTTTTTTCGAGGTAGTCGCCACCACACCTTTGTCGAGGTAGTCGCCATACACCCTCTTTTGAGGTAGTCGCCACTTTTTTCACGCACAAAATCACTTTTTAATTACAACAAGAAAAGAAAAAAATGTCTCGCGAACAGCCAATTGACCTCACAAACGAACCAAGTGTGATCACACTTGACTTAACTATGATCGATGATGTCATCGGACCTGATATCATCATGCATGTTGACCCCCCTCAACCTCAACCTCAACCTCAACCTCAAC